ATGAAAAAAGTAGAACCCGTTGTACCAGTATTCAAGCTGTATGTACCTAAACCACATCCAATGCAGCACCGGATAGATGAGTTTATGGCTATTCCATCCCTTTATAGGAGTGAGCATGGAAGCAAATAAGCTAGCAGAGATGCTTAAAACAGTAGAGGCAAACCACTATCTCAAAGCCAAGCTAATCATTGAGGAGGCTACCGCGATGCTTACAAGGCAAGCAAGTCAAATCAAATTGCTAGAGGCTGAGGTAGAAGCAATGAGAAAGCAAGTACAGGAGAACCAGTTATTTAATGACTGTGGAAAATAATAGTTGCATAATCGTTTTAATCGTAGTAATGTCGCACTAATTGTCCTAACTAGATGGAGGTAAAAATGAAGTTTTGTAAAGATTGCAAGCATTTTCAGAACCTAAACAAGAGCATTAGCGGTTTTGTTTATGACACACAGTTAATGCAATGCTTATCGCCTATGCGCCCTTACGACCTTGTAATGGGTATTCAAAAGAAAATGTCAGCAGAGCATAGCCGGAACCTAGCAATTACTGGTTGCGGTGAAGTAGCTAATTGGTTTGAACCTATTGTCGAGGATGCCGACCTTGACGATTTATCCACAATCCCATTCGGCAAATAATGTCCTAACTAGGAGAAATATCATGGCAAGAACCGTAGGTAGTAAAAACAAAGTAAAACCCGCTTTTCCGTTAAAGGATAAAGAGGTCAAGGAAAGCTATACCAAGGCTGAAGTAGAGCGCTTGAAGGGTTTATTAGCTCGTCAGGATGCGGCTGTTGAGATGGCTAAAGACCAAGTAAGCGACTTGCTAGCAGATGTAGAGTTCTACCGTAAGCAAATCAATCACTTCTTAGCACTTGTAAACATCTTAGCTAAGGGGCAATAACATGGCTAATGACAGAGCAGATTTCGCGCCCGAGATACGCAACGGTGCATGGTGGTCTGGAGACTCTAGGAAGGCGGCTAATGGTAGAGGGAACGAGGCGGTCTTAGAGAAGCTAGGATTAAAAGAACGCCCTAACCTTGACGGGGTAGAGGCAGTCCGTATGGGTCATGTAATGGAACCCGTAATCGGAAGACTAGCACAAGACAAACTCAAACTCGAACTCAAGGAAGCCCCTTATGCTCTTACGCACCCTAAAGAGACTTGGCTACGGTCTCACTTTGATTTTATTAGCGCCGATGGCAGAACTCTTGTGGAGGCTAAGAATTACAACGCAGCCGTCCGTAACAAGTTTGATGCGGAAGCTAACATTATTCCTCACGCGGATATGGCGCAAATTATCCACGAAGCAACCGTTCACCAAGTTGATAGAGTGGTACTTGCAGTCCTCTTTGGTGGACAGGAGTTTTGCACTTTTGATTTCACTATCACGCCGGAACAAAAGGAAGCGCTGATAAAGGACATGGCTAGGTTTTGGGGAGCAGTAGAGACCAATACCCCGCTAGACCCTGAGACAACAGAGCAGACCAAACTCATCTATTCCAAGGATAACGGCTCAACAGTCTATGCCAATGCACAAGTAGAGCGAGCAGTAAACCAGCTTAAAAGTTGCAAGGCGCAGATTAAAGAGCTGGAAGAGTCCGAAGAGCAGCTCTTGACGGCATTACAGGGCTTTATGAGAGAAGGCTCAGAGCTTTTAGGAGTGGATGGCAAGGTGTTGGCTACTTGGAAGGCTAGCAAGGCTTCTAAGCGCTTTCAGGCGGATTTATTTAAAGCCGCTATGCCAGACATATACGACCAATTCATTATGGAGGCTCCGGGTTCACGCCGGTTCTTAGTCAAATGAATAATATTGATATAGCAGTCTGGATTATGGCTGTAAGTTCAGTCATTGACACTATTTACACTTTATCGGAGATGATTCATGTCTAATATCGTACCGTTTGGAGAGATGCAGAGCATGGCTGAGGCTATTGCTAAATCAGGGCTATTTGGCATGAAGGACACCAATAGCGTATTGGCTTTAATGGCTGTGGCTCAGGCGGAAGGTTTACATCCGGCTACCGCAGCTAGGGATTACCATATCATCCAAGGGCGCCCCGCGCTCAAAGCTGATGCTATGCTAGCGAGGTTCCAAGCCGCCGGAGGAAAAGTCGATTGGAAGATTTATACCGACCAAAATGTAACCGGAATCTTCACGCACCCCAATGGCGGCTCTTTGGAACTCTCTTGGACGATTGAGCAAGCTCGTAAGATTGGCTTAATCAAGTCTGGCGGCGGATGGGAAAAGTATCCACGCGCTATGCTTCGCGCCCGAGTAGTCTCTGAAGGTATTAGAACTATCTATCCGGGCTGTGTCATTGGCACCTATACGCCTGAAGAAGTCGAAGACTTTGACACGCCAAAAAATGAAAAATTTATGGGGCGGGGAGAGGTAAACATAACGCCTCCTCCTATTACCATAGAAAACCTTAGAGAAGACCCAGTAAGCATTACGGTTGATGTAGAGCCTAGCGCTCCTACTTATGCCCTCATGCTACCGGACGGCACCATCTATTCAAAGCATGAAGAGATTGAAGGATGGATTGCTGCTTACGCAGATTTATTTGTCCGTATCAGAGACTCAGCAAAAATCAAAGAGGATGAGAAGCACGCAAAGATTGACGCGCTCAAGAAGGCGAACTACATTGTCCTTGGTGTTATGAGCGCTGTGCAGAAGTCTCAAGTGTTAGCGGCTATTGCGCCTAAGGGAGTACAGGAAAGCCCAAAGGAACATGGCAGCCAATCAACTACGGAAGCGGAAGTTACGATGGAGTCCCCGCAGGGATGAACCAAAGGGATGCGGTGCTGCATTGGTTGAAGACTAGACCATTGACACCACTAGAAGCCTTGGAACATATAGGAACGATGAGATTGGCTGCTCATATTGAGGTGCTAAGGAAGTCTGGACACAACATTAGAACTGAAGATGTTAAACAAAACGGAAAGAGTTTTGCCCGTTACCACTTAATACAAAGGAAATAGCATGGCGCATATACCAAGTGAAGGCAAAGGAATTTTGTCTCGTAATCAAAAGAAAGCAAGCGAGAAATCGCCGGATTGGAAAGGGCAGATAAGAGTTAATGGAGAAGATATTAAGCTGGCGGGATGGGTCAAGGATGTGGGTTACGGTCCATTCATTACATTGTCCGTTGATAATTGGAAGCCCGAAGGACAACAAAGCTACCCAAGAGATGTTACCCCTGATGCCGGAGATGTACCCTTTTAAGGAGAATGATTATGAAAAAATTGACTGCGATTGTATTGTTTGTTTTGTTGAGCGCAAATTGTTTTGCAGCCACCAAATGTGAGCCTGACGGACGCGGCGGTATGTGCTGTTGGGATACTAATACTGATGGTCCTTTTAAACCGATAAGCTGCTAATGCTTTTTTTGACACTTCCGCTCCCTCCTAGCGTTAATTCCTACCGGACTATTTTTAGAGGAAGGATGAATATTACAAAGGCGGGGCGGGAGTTCAAGGCGGCTGTTGCAGATTATGTTGTTGAGTACAAGGTTCCTAAACTTGGAGATAGTAAATTGAAAGTAACGATGGTGCTGTTTCCAAGAGACAAGCGCAAGATAGATATTGATAACCGTATCAAAGCAGTCTTAGATGCGCTTGAGGATGCTGGAGTATTCAACAATGATTTTCAGGTTGACCACTTAGAAATCATAAGGGGTGAGCCGGTCAAGAATGGTGGAATCAGAGTGATGATTGAGACCATTGATAAGACCTCCTCAAGCCTGAATGAGAGTCCCTCAGCGGACAGTTAGGACACTTACGGGGCAGAGTATTCGGGCAGCCCCACTTACAAGGATTGATTATGACAACTTTTACAACTGAAGATAGAGAGAACGCAATGACTGAAGAAGTTAAACCGAGACCGCATTTATTTATTGCGACTCCAATGTACGGTGGTATGTGCGCTGGTTTTTATACTCAGAGCATTGTGCTGATGCAAAAGCATTTAAACGAGATTGGCGTTGATGTTACCTTCTCTTTTATGTTTAATGAGTCTTTGATTACTCGCGCCCGTAACGCCTTGGTTAAAGGGTTTCTAGCCAGTAATGCAACTCACTTGATGTTCATTGATGCAGACATTCGTTTTAACCCTGCTCAAATGCCACGCATGATTGAAGTGGATAAAGACATTATTTGCGGTATCTACCCTAAGAAAGAAATCAACTGGGGCAGCGTTAAACAGGCTATGGACAATAATGTTCCTGACGATAACCTCAAGTATTACACCGGCTCTTTTGTAGTGAATCTAGTGGATTATTCAGGTTCAGTAACGGTACCAGTCAATGAGCCAGTAGAGATATGGAATGGCGGCACAGGCTTTATGTTGATTAAGCGTCAAGTCTTTGAGCAGCTCGCAGATAAAGTGCCTTCCTATACCAACAATGTATTGGACTTAGCCGGTACTCTTAAAGCAGATGAGATTAAAGAATACTTTACGACTAGCATTGAGCCAATCAATAACACTTTGCTTTCAGAGGATTATCATTTTTGTAAGCTCGCTAGAGATAACGGCATCAAAGTATGGGCTGCACCTTGGGTCAGCTTAGGACACATGGGTAGCTATTTGTTTGAAGGACAACTAATTCCTTCGCCATGATGAGAAATCCTAATGCTCCTCATATTAATTTTGAGGAGTTTTCTGGAATGTTGGGAAAAATCATTCCTTCTAACATAGATATGGTGATGGAAAGAAGGGGCTATTTTCTTATTGGAGAATGGAAAAGACCAAACGAAAAGGTTAGCAAAGGTCAAGAGATACTTCTCAAGGCTTTTGCCAAATTAGATAAATTTACCGTTCTAATAATTACCGGAGATACCGATAACGAAATGACTGTGCATAAGTTCTGGAAAATAAATAAAGACGGGAATCTTTCTTTGGCTGGCTCCAGCGTTGAGCAGCTAAAAGATTTTATTACCGATTGGTATTTGCTGGCGGACTTGCAGCCGGTTCCCCAAGCACCCAATGATTCATAGTTTCACCTTTAGCCAAATACGCTCATGTAACCAATAGAGCGCTATCTTGGTAAACAGTTCTACAAACGCAATAGAGAAGGCAAGAGAAGCGTGTCCTGTGATAATCCAAGACAGCACAAAAGTATCAAGGCTTCCTGTAATACGCCAAGTGACTGCTTTTAAAAGAGATTTGTAATGACTATCTTCTGCCATTACTTAACTACCGCGTCATATTGTTGATAACAAGCGTCTAGTGCTGCGCGGAGCTTGTCTGCTCTGGCAGCTTCCCCGATAAGAAATTCTGCATCCTCGGCAGAAAGGGAGCGCCCAGTTCCATCTTGTCCAACTGTGGCGCTGTACTGACTACGACTGGGTCGTGAGCGCAACTCGCTAAGAGCAGCAAACAACTGATTATTGATAGCGTCAATTTGAGCATTTTTGTCTTTCCTTATCTTGTCGGCTGCGGCTTGATGTTCTGCTTCCTTCGCTTGAATGACCTTCTCCTGAGCAATTCTCTCTTGAGCTATTCTCTTTTCGTATCGCCACCCGTTTACAGTCCATCCAGCAAAGAATGTCGTTAGGACTGCAATCACAATCGCAATCAATTTTAAGTTTAGCGTTCCGAGCAATTTGCATATTCCTCTTGTCTGCGTTTAACTAGACCGGGCAATACTTGTCCACCGGCTTGAGTCCACTTTAGCAACTCTTTGCAAGCCCCGCCATAATCCATTGTATTGAGCTTTTTATTAAGGGTTGAAGTACAGAAAGCATGGACCCCAACATTATAGGTAAAATCCAAATAAGCATCATATTCTCCTTGAGTAATAGGAACCTTGATACATTGAACCATACCTTTAGCGTGTTCGTTCATGCTCGCTTCAAGCTGAATGAGGGCGCGTACTGGAGTTGTTGTCTGACCTAGCTTAACGCCGTCTGCTTGACCAAAGCCAATGGTCGCTACTCCAGCAGTATCTTTATAAGAAGTGTCGCTATAACCTTCATGTACAGCAATACCGACTAGAACCGTAGCGCTAGCAACTAAAGAAGCGGCGGCGGCTCGAGTTCGGTTATCTGTCATAACGGCGTTTTAGTAATAAATCTAAAAAAGATAATGCCAATAGAAATAATTACGCCAACCAGCATTTGATAGTATGGTGTGATATGCAGCAAAAATACATAGCCTTGCATTACCGATAAAATGGCAATAACAATCGCATACCAAACGGTACGAGATTTCAGAGCTTGTATTAGCGTATTCATTCTGGTGTGTAAATCTTTACTACGCTGATGTTTTCGCCCAATGACTTAGGAGCATCGCCGGCTACTTCAACGACCACTTCAGGAGGCACGATTGGCTCTGGAGCTGGTGCTGGCTCAGGTACATTAGGGACTTCTACTACTGGTGTTACATCTTGAATATCTGCCATGATTTTTCCTTATGAAATAGCTGGTGCTGTATTAGCGATTAAATAACCTTCAAGAGCAAATGTAACTGCTGCTGTTCCGGTGCTGGTTGTACATTGAACTTGAATGTCGGTTTTCTCATTAAACGGTCTAGGCATTACTCGTTGAGCATGATAAAACTGAGTAAACGGAGACTGTTGAGTTAATGTAACAACTCCAGAGGAAGAAATGCTTTGATTTCTATAAGTAGCATAACTGGCATTATTTCCATTAAAGGATGTATAACCATCTACGCGACTTAAATAAAAAGTGTATCCCGCTGGAACCGTATAAATAGCTGCTTGAGAACGACCTACACCAGCATTAATCTGAGCATAAGTAACTGTATCAGTTAGATTTTTTAAAGTTACCACGCCCGATGGGTTTGTAGCGCTTCCAACAGCAACAGACAATCCATTGATTCTTAAATAAGAATTAACAGTAACAACAGAAGTGGCTCCGTTAAGAACTAAATTTTCTGAAATTGAATTGTAGTTAGCATCCAATCCGTTAATGGTGATAGTTGCAGTATCTCCAACAGAGCCAGCTAAGTGCATTTGAGCAGCAGAAACAGGATAAGTGTAAGCGGTTGCATTTTCCCAAACAGGAATAAATGAAGTCGTTACGGCAGTTTGATACCCATAAATATTAACGGTGTTGTGATACTTAACTAATCCGCGAGCTACTTGAAGGTCAAAAGGCTCATAACGACCATGCTCGGTCATCGAGAACACATTATTGTTCGTAGCCATTTAGTACACCTTCTTTTCTTTCGCTCCAGATGGGCT